AACAGCATGGCAAGCTCGGTCGACCGGCGCGCGCTTAAGTCATTCTCAAGCCATGCCGGGCGGCCAGGCGGAATATTCAGCGTGAAATCGTAATCCACGCCAAAACCGTGCTCTTCCGCATAAAACAGCGGAACGAACTTATTCGGACTATTGCGGAAACCCAAATTGTAATACTCGCCCTCGATGCCGTAATCTGCGGGATTGAATTTGTAGGGCTGCCCTCCGCAATCGAAATTCTGAATCCGATGCGGCACCAGCGTTACCCTCGATGTCTGCTCCTGCGCCATCAGAAGATTTTCGATGTAGCGGAACGGCCCGAAACCTTCCGGCAACACCCAATGAATCTGGCGGCCGAATTTCTTATGCAGCCACGATCCCACCATGAGCGAATACAGCATGTCGCCTAATTTACCGGCGTGGGTGAGAATGACGGTGTTTGCGGCGCTGTTAACTGACATTCCTTGCATCCCTTCGATTAGCCTGTCGCACAAACGGCTGATATTGCAGGCCGCTATTCTGCGCCATCATGATTTCGCACAGGCTTTTCAATGTCTGATGGATAGAAGCCAGGATGCTGAATATCAAAAACAGAATCACAAGCCCGATGATGCCGATTGCGGTCAAGAGTCACCTTCCTTTCGGTGAGAGTTGTTATTGCCTATTTGTATTTCGCCCGGGTGAACCGGACATGATTTGGCGCAGAGACATAAAACGGCGCTCCGCTTCTCATTGCAAAGGGATCGGCGCCGCTCGGGATGACCATGTAGTTTCCGCCCGGCGTTTTGCTCGACGCAATCTGAAAACTTCCGAGCGCGGTCAGCAGCATTTCGTTGCACTCATCCCCGTTTTCGAACAGCGTCCACGTGCCGCTGATCGTGGTCGATGCTACGGAAAAATCTTTATATCTGAGATTGGTATCGCTCATGGCGATGTTCTCCTATTGATAGCCCGGGTGCCCGTTGGCCTGCAGGAGTTCTTTGTCTTCGGGGCAATCCTTTATGGTCAACTCCTGGTCGTCGAACGGATGGGTGAATGTTTCGCTGCCGACGTTGCCGCCCCACTTGCGGCGGTAGTATTCCGCATTGTTGGCCTGCGTCACGGCGGATTTCTTGTTCAGTTCCGGGTCGCTCCACACGGTAGACGAGCCCCAAAGCGGCGGTTCACCATGCACCGCGTGCACATCGGGAACGTCGGCCCATTTCAAACCGGCCAGTTTTATCCGGTAGCAGTGGTCTTGGTCCTCCGAATATGCCGGCCACATATTCTGGTCAAAATAGCCCGCGCCATCAAAAGCGGATTGCCGGATTGCAAAAAGGGAATGGCCCCAGTTCGCGGGGCACTGGACGTACTGAGGATTATCCCGGACGAATCGGTCTATTTTGGCAAGGTCGCCGCGAGCAAGTTGAATGTCGCTGCCAATCAGCAGCCAGTATTCAGCCGGATTGTTACGGCAAATCCAATTCCAGCTGCTCGCCACGCCGAGGTTGTAACCGGGATAATAAATCTCGAACGGATAATCGCCAGTGCGGTTGAGCTGTTCCAGAACGGCAAATACCGCAGGATCGTCGCCATTATCGACGATGACCAGTTTTTCGACGGGATAGTCTATTGATCGGATCAGGCGGACGAGAAGATCCGCCCGATTAAGCACGGGGATGCCGACTACAGGGATGCCCATAAAAACCCCAAGTGAGAAGGGGAGCCCCGAAAGGCTCCCCGAGTGAATCAAGGTTTCAGGTTATTGGCCCGCGTTATGCCGCTTCTTGCCCCGGACAACCACGGCCCCAAAGTACACGCCGGTTCCAGAACCGGTTCCGGTCGTGTTGAGCTTTACGTACCGCTTTTCGCCGATGTACCCGAACTGATACTGGGTATTATCGACACCGGAAATAGTCGGTTCCGTGCCGAGGATATCCGCATCATCAACGTCGGTGTAGGTGGAATCGTCATCGCTTTCGTACAGCGCGCACACATGCTTGTAGCTGGTGTAGTCGCCTACGTTCACAACGACGGTGGCCGATTCATATCCTTTCAAATCGACGCCGCTGCCCGTCACGCTAGCTGTGTTCAGCGCGGGAGGGATGGTCTGAATTGCGTACAGGTCGTTATACTGATCTTTCATCTCATCACCTCCTTATGCCGCAACCGTCAAGATGCGGAATGCGTCGGTTTGAACCACTTGCCCGCCGAGCCTCGCGGTCGGCAGGAAGCCTGTGTTGGGAGCGAACCGTTCGACGAGCCGCTGCACGCGCAGCTCCTGCCGTTCGGCGATGATGTAGTAACGGAAATTCCCGAAGATGATGGGATGCTCTCCGGCGGTGAAGGTTGTTCCGCCCTCCGCCGTTGCGGTGTCCATCCCGTAGTCCATGTAGACAACCTTGTGTCCGAGAATGGTGTTGTTCCACTGGTTGGGCGGGAAGAAATACACGCCACCCGTGCCGGTGTTGAGTTGGATCACAGCGCCCATCGTGGTGCTGTCCATCACGAAGACCGCTCCGGGCCGATATTGCGCCGGAACTCCCGTGTAGAGTCCGATAAGGCCACTGACTCCGATACCGTCCGCATCGCCGCTGTTGACGGTCGATGCTCCGCTGTTCAGCACGCCTTCAGGCTCCATCACGCCGTCGCCGTCGAGAATCTTGTCATCCTTGTCGAAGGCCAAGGTTTCCGCGATGCACTCCTGGATAATCGATTCCAGGTTCGCGCCGCTGTCGGCCATCAATTCAGGCGACACTTCCACAGCGTCGGGCTGCCATGAATGAACGGGAATGCGCTCCTGCTCGAACGTGGGATAGTTCTGTACGGTCGGCGCGGTTCCGCCAGTCACGTAGCCCTGGGATTGGAACTGCCCGGTGAACCCGCTTGTCCGGCGGCTGTCGGAAGCGTGCTTGGCCAGCTTCGGCCACACAAGCGCATCCCGGTTCGTTCCTTCCGTACGGCATAGAGGCGCGAGAACCGCGAATCCGGCTGCGGCCTTCAGCACCTCGTTCCGCCAGTCTTCGGGAACGAGAAACCCGCCAAGGGTGTTGTCATTGCTCACAAGAGCGTGGAGTTCCTGTGGGGCAACGTGGGATTGGGTTTGCAGATAGCGTGCAAGGCCGGAATCGCCTTCGCGCACATAGGCCGCAAAGGCTTCCTTTCTCACCCTGCTTTGTGTCTCTTTGGGATCCGGCTTTTTATCGGTTTCAACCGGAGGCTCCGTAACGCTGGCAACCGGCTTGTCCCAAAAGTCTTTATGCTCGGCCAGCTGCTTCAGCTGCGCTTCGCGCGCCTCAATAGCCAGAATTTCCTTCTGCGCGTCGGTGGAATCCTTGATCATGGCGTTGAATTTCGCCTGTTTCTCGGCATCCCACGACTCGGCATTTTCGCGGAAGAAGGTCTCGGCATCGCTTGCCGCCTTCGAACCTTTCTCCCGCAGCTGTTTTACGTCAGGCATTTTTATTACCTCACTGTTGAATTGAGTTGATAGGTAATTGCGCGAAATATGTCTTCAATCGCGCAAGTTGACTAATTTGCTCTGCATTCACAGTGAGTGCCTGATCGTCTTCCTTGTCAGGCGGCTCGGCTGCCGGCAAAAGAGCATTCAAAGCCGCTACAGCGTCCTGCAGCAGTTTCTTGTTCTTGGTCGAAAGGACCTTGCCCACGTGTGCGTCGTGCGGCACGAGAGCGTGAATGGTTTCTATTGCCAGTTCAATGGAATCCTTCTCTTCATCCCAAGGGGCAGTGCGGTCCATTTTCTTGTAGTAGCGCGCCAAGTGGGTTTTCATCTTGGCCTGATCGGCTTCGGGAACCTTCGTCCCTCCGCGCGCGCCCTGCAAGACCGCGGCTGCGGCGAATATCGCCCTTGGAACGGCGAGCAGCTTTCCGTCGATAATGTCTGCGATGAGAAATTTGTATCCGGTGATGTCTTCCGTCTTCGCCGGATCGAACCAGAGATGAGCCCGCTTGAATTTAGCCCAGTCGGGCGAGTCGCCCTTCAGGTCGCAATCCGAGACAACCCGGTTATGGGCATCTCCGACACTCCACGACCGGCCTTCGTCGGCCAGCGCGAGATCCTGATAGGGAACAACCGCGTGAACGCTGCGTACCTTGGCCTTCGGATCGGCGGCGAATGTCACCAGGCTAATTTCCCACAGCCGGACCTCCT